GAGTTGTATAGAATCAAAAATCACAAATCCAATGGGGATCAGCTTAGGGAAATTTTACAGTATCTTAAAAAAAAGTCCGGAGATTGAACAGCAAGTATTAGACGCTAGAAAAATTGGTATTCAAACCTCTATTGATAGACTGCTTGAAATTTTTAATCATCAAGAACTTGAAAATCCTAATCAGATTTTATGGATAACTCGTAAAGCTGATTTTATTAAATGGATAGCTGGTAAGATAACAGATTTATATTCAGATAATAAGGTACAGAAAATAGATCAGAAAACTGAAATGACTATAAGCTGGGAAAGTGATAGTGATATTATAGATGTAAACGCAACAGACGTTGATACGTTTACACCTAATAAAAGTTAGTTAGTTATTACATATAAATTCTTCAAATAACCAATTCTGATTTTTTAGAGTTTCCCTTAAAAGCTCTTTTGCACCCTCATTTATATCTGTTAAATTAATTATTAGGGTGTGTTTTTTATTTTCTTTTTGTTTATTCTTATGTTCTTTTATTTCTTTTATTATGCCATTTAAGTAGCTATCCATAATTTCCTTTTTGTTAGCTTGTTATTTTATATCAGCTATTTTATTTTCAATAGCATAATAAAGTTCACTACCTTTTTCTGTGTTCCTAGTTCCACCATCATCATTGTCTGGATCTGTTTCAACATACTCAACTGCAACATCATCATGTAAGCTGTCTATAAACATAAAATATAGTTCATCAGCTATCGTACTTGCTTTTTCTCTATTCATATTTTCCCTTTGTTAATGTTGTTTATCAAAATTAGTAAACTCATATCCATCACCTTCTCCCAAAACTTCTTTTTGGTAATAAGTTCTTAACCATTTTAAATAACTTAAAGTAGTATAAAAAATAGCAGGTTCAGTATTATTTTCTATATCTTGTTTCCATAGATTAAATTCATGTCTAATCCATTCTAAATATTCTTTATTCATATTTTCCCCTTTTTGTTAGTTATAAATATTTCTATCAATATCTATTTTAGCTTTTTTTATTGTATCATATTGTATTGAGCCAATTTCCCAAAATGGATCATCTTTAAATTCTTTACATACAATATAATATGGTTTTTGATTTCTGTGATACATCTCACAAATCTCAAAATCTTTATAGTTTTCTATTGGCATATTTTCCCTTTTGTTAGTTTGTTATTTTTATAGTAAGTGTAAATTATTCCTTTAGCACTTAATATATTTAAAAGCATTTGTTTTTTTAATGCTTGTAAATTTATTTGTTTAATTACTATCATAAAGTTTCTGTATTTGATTTTCTGCATAGCAATCTTTTACATATTTTTTATATTTACTTTCCCACATTTTATAAAAATTATCGTTGCAAGTCAGCATTGGTTTTCTTAATTTACTTTTTATTATTTCTTGCTGTTTTTCATAATATAAAATCATTTTAATACCATTGGTTAAATTTTTTGTTTGAACATTCAAAATTTATTATTTTTTCATAGTTTGGATTATTGTTATTGCCAACAATCCAACCCATTTTGTGAATAAATGAAAGTCTTTTAAAAAACTTATCATTTAACATAGTCCCATTTTCTATTTTATTTAAACTTAATATTTTATTTACATAATTAACTTTTATATTTTTCATATTTAATCCTCCCATTCTGTATTAGCACCATCTATTATTTCTTGAGCCATTGGTATAAAGTCAAATTGCTCATATAAACCCTTGTTTTTTAGGTGTCTATCGTACTGCTCTTTTATGTTGTGCAGTTTTTCTAGTTCCAATAGTTCGTTTATTTTATCTTGTAGTTTATTAGGCATTAGTTCCTTTTTGTTAGTTTGTTATTACTTGTTAATTGTGTCTTTTTTGTGGCTAAAAATCATAAACTGTTTTAGTTCCATTTAAGTTTATTAAATTTGAATTATTAAAGTTTGGAATTTCACCATTAAAAGATGAAAGTCTAAACTTAACATAGCCTTTTTTTATAGATAACATTTTAGCTTTTTTCATGTCATTTTTATTATAAGAAACATACATAATATCTTCTTTGTAATCTTCTTCATCTTTTTTTAAACCATATAAAATATATTCTTTTTTCATAGTTCCCTTTTGTTAGTTATGATCTATTATATAATAAATCTCTAAAGGGTTTATAAAAACCCCTTAAAGTTTTATTATTGTTCAGTAAAACCACAAAACCAATTTTTGCCTCTAGTGTCTGGTCTACTGCAGTATCTTTTTGCCTCATCTAAAGTTAGATTTTTTTCCATAACTTTTTGAGTTCCACTTTTTCTAAATTTAATTATTTTATATTTTTTCATAGTTCCTTTTTATTGTTTAATTGTGTCTTAATTAAGATCAGTTAAAATATATTCCCCTGATTTTATTTTTTTTCTAGTGTCTTTTATTGTTTCATTTAAAAATATATTTCTATATTTTCCTGTAGTAGTTGAATAGTTCCAATATTTTCTATCTAAAAATATTTTAACAAATTCCCCTTCATAGTCTTTTTTTACTATCATAGATTTATAACTTTTAAAATATTCGTTTGTTTTATCATCTGTTAGTATAAATTGATTTGGTACTGTATTTCCCCTGCTACTTTTCATTTTTTCTATTTTCATTTTAGTTAGTTCCTTTTTTTGTTAGTTATGATCTATTTTATAATAAATCTTAAAAGGGTTTAATTAAAAACCCCTTTAGGTTTTATTATTTTAAGTTTGTTATTGATATTTTACCATCACCGATAATAGAATAATTTTCAACTTCATAATGATTTTTAAAAACTTTGTTATGCTCTATTATTGCGTCTATCCAATCTTTAACTATTACAGTTAATTCAGTTTTTTTTAACTCATCATGATTTATTTCTTTATGAAAGTATTTTGAAACTGAAATTAAAAATGTTTTTTTATTTGTTTTTTTCATGTTTTCCCCTTTTTAGTTGTTATTATTGGTTTTCAATTTCTTTAGCTAAATCTTTTTTAATATTTTGATCATAACAAACTTGATAATATAACTCATCAAATTTTAAATGAAATTCATTACTAAAATTATTAGGATTATTATCATCTTTGAATACTTCAAAATCAAATTTAGATTTATTTTCAAATTGTTTAAGTAGGTGTTTTTCATTGTAGTTCATATTTTCTTTTTTTTTATTTGTTTTCATATTTTATAATCGTAAATTAATAAGGCTAGAATAAGGCAATGAAATCTTAATTTAAACACAATTCAAAACCTAACCTTCCGCCTTATTTCTGACATAATTACTTATTTTGAACACAATTCATTGTGGTATTATTGCAACAGTATTAAATTGAAATAGAATATAATAATGAAATAGATCGTATCCATTTGTTTACCTTCTTCTTTTTTTCTCTACGAGTTAAAGATCGGTCAGTATTACTGACCTATATTAGATACCCCCAACTAATTATTATTAATTATACATATTACTATTGATAATCATAAGTTATCGTTAGTTATTATGAAAGGTTTATTCTCTAGTAATGTTGCGAATTAGGTTTTTTAAAAAGGTGATACCCCCAGAAAGTGATCGCAGATTTCTCTCTATATATTCATGGAAGATTAGGACACCTTTAGACACAGTCGTCTATCTACCCTAGAAACAACCCACACCCTAATTTGTACACACTTATTAAAATTTTTTATTTTACAATTTTTACCAAACAAACTAGATATAGTATATGGATTACCTAGACTTAGAAGATGTAGAATCTATCTGCTATATAGAAGAAGGCACTAACAATGTTATCATTAAATTCTATGGCTTTAACAATCAAAGAGCCTCTGAAAGATTTAGCATCCATGCTATGAAGCGACTAGACTTTGATTATATACCTAATGATGAGTATGGTAATAGTACAGTACACTAAATATGGATATTAAAATCCCCTATACACCTCGAAAGCATCAAAGGTACTTACATCAACAAATTGATAAACATAGATGGAGTGTGCTAGTCTGTCACAGAAGGTTTGGTAAGACAGTCTGCATGATCAACCACCTGATTAAATCAGCTCTTACTTGCAAAGAAAAGAATCCTAGATTCGCCTACGTTGCACCAACATTTAAACAGGCTAAGTCTATTGCTTGGGATTACATGAAACAGTTTACTGACAAAATACCCAATACAAAATTCAATGAAACTGAACTTAGAGTTGATTTACCTAATGGTGCTAGAATTACTTTACTTGGATCAGATTCTCCAGATGGATTAAGGGGTATATATCTTGATGGTTGTGTAATTGATGAATATGCCAATGTTAATAGTAGGTTATTTCCAGAAGTAATTAGACCTGCTTTATCTGATAGAAAAGGTTACTGTGTCTTTATTGGTACACCTGCCGGTATGAATAACAACTTCTATGAATTATATCAACACGCTAATGGAGCAGATGATTGGTTTAACTATAAAGCTAAAGCATCAGACACTCTAATTGTAGACGCAGATGAGTTGGTCAAGGCAAAAGAAATAATGGGTGAAAAAAAATATAACCAAGAATTTGAGTGTGATTGGATTGCTAACATAGAAGGTGCAGTATATGGGGATGTTGTAGGAGATATGGATGACAGCAATAAATTAACTAGAGTTCCTTATGATCCTGCCTTGCCAGTCTCCACTGCTTGGGATTTAGGAGTTTCCGACCATAGTGCTATTATCTTTTACCAACAGGTCGGCAGTAGGATTAACATTATTGATTACCATGAGGAGAGAGGTCAAGGATTACCTTACTACATTAAAATGATTAATAACAAAGACTATGTTTACAAAGATCACTTTGCACCACACGATATTGAAGTAACAGAGTTTGGCAATGGCAAGACTAGGAGAGAGGTTGCTACGCAATTAGGATTAAGGTTTAGGGTAGTGCCAAAAATACCCCTTGAGGATGGCATACACGCCACTACAATGACGTTACCAAGATGTTACATAGATACTGACCATTGCAAAAAACTTATAGACGCTTTAAGGCACTATCACAGAAAGTATATTGATAAGAATAGAATGTTTAAAACAAAGCCTGTACATGATTGGAGTTCACACGCAGCAGACGCTATGAGGTATCTAGCTGTGGGGTTACAGGAATTAAATACTAGACAAACTGCTCCACAAAGTATAGCAGATAATAGTTATCAGATTATTTAAAAAGGAAAAATTAATATGGGTTCAATATTTAAACCAAAAATGCCGCCATTGCCACCACCAGCTCCTGTAATAGAAGCACCATCTTCAGAAATTTCAGATGAAGAAAAAGCTCAAATTAAAAAGGATAGAGACGCTGTGGAAAGAAAAAGAAAAGGTAGACGTTCTACAATCTTAACTGGACCGCTTGGCATACAAGAAGATGCAACAGATGCAACTAACACATTATTAGGAAAAAATTAACATGGGTGCAAGTAATGCAGGAGCAAGTGGATCAGACGCTGGTTTTACAAATACTCCGACAAGATCAAAAGTAACAAAAGTAAGAGACCCAAATCCAATAGCAACATTTATTAAAGATGGTGGTGTAGGTGGAGCTTTAATTAAAGGTGTTGGTTCAATGTTAGATAAAGCAAAAACAAATATAGCAAATAATAAAGCTAACAATTCTGCAATAGGAACTGCAGATTATCAAGGTTCAAAAAAAAAAAATAATGTTGCTGTTTCAAATAATAATGACAGAGATAATAATCAAAACCAAATAGCAAAAACTGTAGCAGCAGCACCTGTTATTAAAAAGAATATTGGTGGAAATGAAATTCAAACAACTCAAGCTAAAGTAGATCAAGCAGCAGAATTAACACCAGAACAAATATTACTTAAGAATAAAAAAAGAGGAAGATCACAATCTATTATGACAAGCTCTCAAGGCGTTACCAAAACATCATCAGATTATTCATTGGGTAAATCAAGTTTACTAGGAAGAATATAATATGGCATCAACAGATTTAACAAAAAAATTATTATCAAGATTTGGTAGACTAAAATCACAACGAGCAACTTGGGAATCCCATTGGCAAGAAGTAGCTGATTATATGATGCCAAGAAAAGCGGATGTAATTAAAACAAGATCAAAAGGAGATAAGCGTGGTCAATTAATATTTGATTCATCACCTCTACAAGCCTTAGAATTATTAGCAGCATCCTTACATGGCATGATGACTAATCCATCTAGTGCTTGGTTCACTTTAAAATTTAAAGACACTAACATGGATCAACAAGATGAAGCTAAACTTTGGTTAGAAGCAGCAACTGAAGTTATGTACACAGCATTTAATAGATCAAACTTTCAACAAGAAATATTTGAACTGTACCATGACCTAATTACATTTGGTACTGCTTCAATGTTTATCCAAGAAGATGATGAAGATTTATTAAAATTTTCCACAAGACACATCAATGAAATTTATATTGCAGAAGATGAGAAAGGTAGAATTGATACTGTCTACAGAAAGTTTACTTTATCAGCTAGAGCATTAATACAAAAGTTTGGCAACACAGCTTCAACAGAGACTAGAGCCATTGCAGAAAAAGACCCATATCAAGATATGGATGTTTTACATTGTGTTTATCCAAGATCAGATTTTAATCCTAATTTAAAAGATAAAGAAAATATGCCTTTTGAATCTGTCTATATGGAATACAAAGGTGGTAACGAATTATCTGTATCTGGATTTAAAGAATTTCCATTTGTATGTCCTAGATATTTAAAAGCATCACATGAAATTTATGGAAGAAGTCCAGCAATGACTGCCTTACCAGATGTTAAGATGTTAAATGAAATGTGTAAGACAACAATTAAAGCTGCACAAAAACAAGTTGATCCACCTCTATTAGTTCCAGATGATGGATTCTTACTTCCAGTTAGAACTGTTCCAGGAGGATTAAATTTTTATAGATCAGGTACAAGAGATAGAATTGAACCTTTAAACATTGGTGCAAATAATCCACTAGGTTTAAATATGGAACAACAAAGAAGAGACGCAATTAGAGATATATTTTATGTAAATCAATTACAGTTGCAACAAGGTCCACAAATGACTGCAACAGAAGTGATACAAAGAAATGAAGAGAAGATGAGATTACTTGGACCTGTACTTGGTAGACTTCAATCTGAATTATTAAAACCATTAATTGATAGAGCATTTAATATTCTATTAAGAAAAGGTGCGTTCCCTGAAGCACCAGAATTTTTATCTGGTCAAGACATTGATATTGAATATGTTTCACCATTAGCAAAAGCACAAAAATCTACAGACTTAAGTTCTATTAATAGAGCTATGGAAATGTTAGGTGGTTTGGCAAATGTTGCACCAGTATTTGATTACATAGACTTTGATGCTTTAGTTAAACACATTGCAGACGTAGTGGGTTTACCTCAAAAATTATTAAAGAGACAAAGCCAAGTTAATGCAGAAAGAGAACAACAAGCAGCACAAGCTGAACAACAACAACAAATGGCACAGATGCAACAACTTGCACAAGCCGGAGGACAAATCGCACCACTCGCAAAAGCAATGCCAGAAGAAGCAAAAGCATTAGTGGAATAATATGGAAACAGATAAACAGTTAGAAGTAAATAAACAATTAGAAAAATTAATAGGGGAATTAAAAACAACTTATCAAATTACATTTGGATCAGATGAAGGAAAGAAAATTTTAACTGATCTTGAAAAAAGATGTCATTTCTATGCTACCACAAATATAAAAGGTGATAGCCACGAAAGTGCGTATATGGAAGGACAACGTAGCGTCATTCTATTTATTAAATCAATGCTGCGAAACCCAAAAGAAAAAGGAATATAATATGTCAAGCGAACAGATAACACAAGAAGCTGTGCCTGTAGAAGTAACAGAAGCAGTAGCAACACCATCTAAAGTTAGTGGAGGAGATACTCCTGTTTCAACATGGAAAAGTTCTATTAGTGAAGAATTTAGAAACGATCCTAACATTGAAAAATTTACAGAGATAGATGCTTTAGCAAAATCTTATATCAATGCTACAAGAATGATTGGTCAAGACAAAGTTGTTGTACCCAATAAAAATTCAACTGATGATCAATGGAATGAAGTCTATTCAAAATTAGGTAGACCAGAATCTGCAGATAAATATAAATTAGAAATGAAATCAGAATCTGTAGCAATGGATGAAAGTGCAATGAAAAATTTTGCAGAACAATCTCATAAACTTGGTTTAAATAATAAACAAGCTCAAGGTATCTTGGAGTTCTATAAAAATAATATGGAAGGTTCTCAACAACAAGCAAGAATTGATACTGAAACTGCTCAATCACAATCTGAACAAGAGTTAAGAAAAGAATGGGGTAGAGATTTTGATTCTAAAGTTGGTAAAGCTGGTGCATTAGCAAAAGCAAATATGAATCCAGAAGTATTAGATTTACAATTACAAGATGG